CGTCCGGCGCTCTCTACTACAAACCCGCTGGTACTTCCGGCACGTTCGGTGAAGCGAACGTCAACGATGGCACCGACGTCATCACGGTGCAAACCTACCTGAACTTCAAGGTAGGTGATCCCGTCAAATTCTCCGTGGTAAACAGCCAAACCGGCGGCACCGGCACCGGCACCCTGCCTGCCGGTATCACGGCCGGCACGACCTACTACGTGCTCAGCTACACCGCTTCCACTGGTGCGCTTACCGTTTCTGCTACCGCAGGTGGCACGATCCTGGCCATTACGGACAACGGAACTGCTGTTGCCCCCAACGAGTTCGCCGTCGATTACGCCGACTACGCCGCCGTGGGCCAAGTCCGCGACTGGAGCTTCGAGATCAGCCGTGCTGAGATCGACGTCACCACCATCGGCCAAACCCCCGGTCAGTACGTGCCTTTCCGCAGCTACATCGCCGGTTTCGGTGACGGCACCGGAACTGCCACGGTCTACATGACCAACGAAGATGCGGCCCTGTCCAACCGGATGATCGAGGACGTGCTCCAACGCCAGCAGACTGGTGCAGCCTTCAAGCTGTACACCGACCGCGTTTTTAGCGGCGGCACCCTGAGCGAGACCCTCTCCCGCTCGATCAGCTTCGATGCCACGCTGACTTCGGCCAGCCTGAACATCAATCCTGATGACGCCCAGTCTGTGACCGTCAACTTCCGTCCCGCTGGCACCCCGGTGTTTGACTTCGCCACCTCCGCCTGATCCATCTAGAGATCCGGCATGGCAAACTGCCCCAGGAAACTGGGGCTTTTTGTTGTCTATTCCGTTACAGTAGAGCGATCAACAAGCACTTTGTATGCCTGTTCCCGTTCGCGCCATTGACCGCCTCCGTAAGGCCGCCAACCTGGAGCCCAGCAAAAAGACCGTCGAACTGTCCGATGGCAGCAAGTTCGAGATGTGGGTCAGCCCTCTGACGATGGCCGAACGCGAGCGCGCCCAGAAACAGGCCAAGTCCGATGACGCCAATGCCTTCGCCCTCCAGCTGCTCATCACCAAAGCCCTTGATGAGACTGGCGCAAAGCTGTTCAGCGCTGGGGAAATCGACGTCCTGAAGAACGAGGTGAAGGACAAGGACCTCCAGTCGCTGATGCTGGCGATCATCATGGACGACGCCGACGCCGAGGCCCTGGACCCAAAATCCTGAGCGCCGAACTCCGCAAGGACAACTGGCTCATGCTCCAGTTTGGCGTCGCCAAGGAACTGGGCATGAGTCTGACCGAAGAACTCCTCGGCTGGAGCGCCTACTTCCAGATCCTGAACGAAGACCAAGCCAAGGAACTGGAAAAAGCCAAACGCCGCCGCTAACCCCGGCGGCTTCTTTCTGCCGTAAACTGAATTACCAGACAGTAGCGGCGCCGTGGCTTACAGAGCCGATATCGAAATAGCTGTAAAAGGCGCACAAGAACTAAAGCGTCTTGGCGACCAAATAAACGCAACCGGCAAACTTGTAGAAGGGCTTAACAAATATTTAGAAAACATTGGTGGAGGCGGCGTAGTTCGCAACATCAACAATCTGCAAGAAACCGTTGGTAAAGCCGCCGCAGTTTTTAACCGTGCCGCGCTCGGCACGCGAGAAGCAACAATTGCCGCCAAAAATTATATTGCCGCTACCAACGAACTCAACAGCGGTCTGCGCGAAAAACTAGCTCTACTCAAACAGGTAAACGAGGTCGAACGCCAACAGCGTCTCGGTGCCGCCGGGATTCGCGAAACTACTCAATACGGCGGCCCCATCGGTCCAGGGCAAGCTACTCCAGTGGCGCTGTCTAGCCCACTACGCGGCCGCACAGAACAGCTTTTAGCGGAGCGCAAAGGAGCAGCGGAACTGAACACGGTTTTACAAGATTTAGAGGCAAAGCAGCGGCAATTAGAAAACTCAAAATTAGATGCAAAAGCGGCTGCCATCCAAGCCGCCTTAGATAAACAAGCAGCAGCAACTCTAGAGACAGCTACACAAACAGAGAAACTAACCGCCCGGCAACAAGATTTCATCGCAAGGACAGATGCCGCCGCCGCAGCAGCTCGCCGGCAAACAGCAGAGTTCATCAGACAGCAACGCCTGTTACGCGAGCTTCAGCGTGGGGCACCTGCTTCTACAGTGGAATTCGGCCCAGGTGGACCTGGCTTTAGTGGGGGATTCACTCCCGCACAGCGTCAGCAGGCAAATCAGCAAGCAAGTCTGCGTATATTGCAGGAACAAAATAAAATCCGCCGGCAAACTTTAGACATTCTTTCGCGCGAAGAACGCTTTGAAATACGTTTGCGAGATATCCGTGAGCGTAATTTAGCAGCAGAAAAGCAAAGGTCTAAAACACGCGAAGCGACCAGCAATGCTGTTATTGGCGGCGCTTTCCCGCTTTTGTTCGGACAGGGATTAGGAGCAAGTATTGGCGGCGGTTTAGGAGGTTTTGCCGGTGGTATGGCCGGAGGGCAGTTCGGCTTTGGTCTGTCCCTGGTTGGCACCGCTGTAGGTGCAAGTTTAGACCAGGCTGTTAACAGTGCTAAAGATTTTGAAAAAGCGTTAAGGCAGGGAGGAGACGCTGCAGGATATCTCGAACAGCAGCTGGGGTTTATTGACCCAACCATACGCAGTCAAATTCAAAATCTGCAAAACTCTGGACAGACGGCAGCAGCAGCAAAACTAGCGTTCGAGCAGCTCGCAAAAGCCGTCGGCCAAGAAGGCGCTGAGGCTTTCCTGGAGCAAGGTAAGGCTAGTAACGACTTAGATGTCAGCCTAAAGAAAGTAATTAACAGTTTTATCGCTGCTGGTTTTGCTGCTAACAAGTATTTCAAAGAATTAAAATACGGTCCGGGAGGCAGTTTTACTGATCTTCTTCCTGAACAGTTCAGACCAGCACCTAGACCGGAGTCTCCTGCAGTAACGGGCGCGTTTACACAGCGCACTCAACAACTACAGCGTGACGCAGACATACTACGGGAACAGGTAAAACTAACAAGCGTAAGCGCACGTACGGATCTAGATAGGTTCGTAGTCATAAGTAAAACAGTAGCACAAAAAGAATACGAAAACGAACTGTCTCAGATTTCTATACAACTAAAAAACAGAGAAATAGATATAGAACAAAACAAGCAACTTATCACAGCAGCTAACTTAAAACTATCAACAAAACTAGGAGACATCGAGCGTACGCGTGTACAGGAAGTACAGCGTAGGCAAGATGAACAACGGCAAGCAGCCGAAAGAGCTGCACGCGAAGCCGAGCAAGCCCGCAAGCGTCAGATCGACTTAGCCAAAACGTTGCTACAGCTGGAAAACCAAGTATCAGAAGCGTACTTGGAGCAAGCCGATATTCAAGTGCAAATTGATACTTTTGTAAACGGCGAAGCAGCTGCCGTAAAAGAACAGTTGCGTGTTCTTGACGGAGTAAATGCAGTAAAAAGCGGGATTCTTGAAAACGATCGACGTGCTGCGCTACTTGCGGCTGACAACGCAGAGCAGCAAGATTTAATTACACAGTATTACGACAGGCAAGTAGACATTCTACAAAGACAAAGTTACTTAGATAAGGAGCGCTTACAGCGCCGTAATAACGAACTGCTTTTAGAAGAGCGTCTTCAGCGCATCCGTGCGCAGCAAAGCAAAAATGCCGCTGTAATACCTCTACAGCAACAAAGAGATAAAGTTGCACTAGACACAGCTGCTTTTACAACCGATCCCCAGGCAGTCCAACAGCAGGTTCTGTACCTGGATCAAGTGAGGCGTGCTTATGAGACTGAGTTGCCTGTTCTGCAAGAAATTGATGCACTTACAGCAGAAATAAACTCCAACACTTTAAGCACAAAAGCATTAGAACTCAAAAAACAAGAACTAACAGACCAACAAGACAAACTAGCGGCTATACGAGAAGAACTGGAGCTACTGGATGCCGTAGAGCAAAAACAGTTGCAACTAGAACAAATTTATACCCGTTACGGGCAAGTAATCACTGCTGTTAGTGACGGCATTGCTGACTCTGTAACAAACGGTGTTGCAAACATTATTAACGGCACACAATCTGCTGAAGAAGTATTTGCTCAGTTCTTAAATAATGTTGCGCAGGCATTACTAGATACTGCGAAGGATATGATCGCGCAATATATTGCTATTGGTATAGCCAGAATGTTTGCCGGCCTCGGAGGCGGTGGGCTAGGTGGAGGCGGCGGATTTGCTCCTTCGGGGCCTCTCGCCGCCGTCGGCAACATCAACCCCATGCCCACGTCCTTCACGCCATTTGCCGAAGGAGGTTTTGTTTCCGGCCCCACGCGAGCACTGGTTGGAGAAGGCGGCGAGCCCGAGTACATCATTCCGGCCAGCAAAATGTCGGCCGCAATGCAGCGTTACGGCAGCGGTGCCCGAGGTTCTTCCGTAATTCCCTCCGGCGGCGACAGCACCGCAACGGACACTGGAGCAGCAGCCGGCGGCGCAATCGACGTGCGTTACACCGTCGAACGCATCAACAACGTGGAGTACGTCACCGCCGACCAGTTCCGCGAAGGCATGAGCCAAGCAGCACGCCAGGGTGCAATGATGGGACGCAACAGCGTCTACAGCGACTTCACGAATAAGCGTAGTGTTCGCCAGCGGATGGGCTTATGACAATCCAAGCAGTCACCACCTTCATAACCCTTACCTCTTCCAACGGCAACCTACAAGGCCGCTACCAAAACGGCGTCACCGGCTCCGTAGTTTCATACGACTCTTCTACTTTTAGCTTCCTTAGTTTCATCTACAGCGGTTCTACTAAAAACCGCACAGGCGACAACATGGTCAGCACTTTAACGCTGGCGTCTAACAAAGTAAGTATCAACATCGCCAGCGAGGCAGCACGTAATTTCTGGGCTGTCCAAGTCGATTCCGTCCTGATGCAGCCCCAAACATTTGTACCAGTCCGCCTGCTCAGCCGCGAAAACTGGCTGGCATCCGGCATCAGCTACGACACCAGCGCCGTCCAAGTACAACTAAGTAGCGCAGTTGACGCCATCGGAGCCGACGCCCCCAACCGCCGCCTGCTGGAACGTTACGTCGGCGCCCTGCCCCTGACGTCTCGCATCAGCAACCTGTGATCGAGCCTTACCAGTTGCTGGGCCTGCCCTACCGGCTAGGCGCCGTACCCGATCGCCACCACGCCGCCGACTGCCTCAGCCTCAGTCGCGCCGTCCTGCACTGGTACGGCATCACCAGCCCCGAGCCCTCCCGCAGCTGGTATCGCCGCCTGCGCCAAGGCGACCGCACCATCTTCGTGGAGCAACTCAATCTGTGGGGCACCACCACGGATCAAGCTACAGTGGGTGTTATCGGCCTAGGCTGTAATCCAGACGATACCTGCGGTCTGGTTGCTTTTTACGAGGACGGATGGCTCCACTTCAACCAAAGCCTGGTGGTGACATGGACGCCGCAAACGTTGCTTACACCAGCCGCGCTCTACTGCCCAGCGAAGTCGAACTCTGCGAAACCCTTGGACTGACGGTCGAAGAGTACCTATATTTCTGCCAACTTACCGACAGCTACACCGGAGAACGCGCAAAAGAATACGACCTCGTTCCCGACGTTCGCGGTGATCTTATATCTATCGGCATCTCGCTGGTTATTGGCCTGGCACTCAGCGCCGCTAGTTACCTGCTAACCCCCAAGCCAAAAGATTATTCACCGTCACAAATTAAAACCGCAGATATTACAGGTCAAACAAAATTTGCCTCTCTATTCGGTTTCGACTCACTACAAGACTTAGCAGAGCTTGGAGCAATTTTGCCCCTTATTTTTGCCAACCGTAATAGCGCGACCAACATCGGAGGCATCCGTGCCAAAGCGCTGTTGATCTGGTCCCAGATGCTCAGCCGTGGTTCGCAGCAAGAACTAAAAGCATTGATGACACTGGGTCTCGGCGTGCTTGCCACCCGCCCGGACATTGAGGGCTACGCAGTAGGCGACCAGCTTCTGAAGAACTATTCGCGGGAGCGCTTCGCACTGTATTTCCGCTCGAATGGCGGCCGTGTAAGCGAGTCTGCCGATCGCTACTCCACGACGTTGATGCCCGGCCAAGGCTTCGACGACGTATTCCTGGCACGCGACGAACTGGCCGCCAGCAAGTACAGCGCACTATTCAGTGGCGCCAGAACCCCCGCATCCCAGAGCCAGTTCGGCCTGTTCTCCCCTATCTCCAACGGCGGCCAATACTGGACAAGCTATGACCTCATCCTGGTACTCAACTCTTCCGACGCCGAAAAACTAAAAAAGGTAGAACGGCCTTACTGCGTTCGTCAGGGCATGGAACGCCTCAACAACGCACTGGTAAGCCCCAACACTTACCAGATCAACCCGGGAGATACGCTAACTTTCCGCATTTCTGCGGCACAAGAAGATCCCAATGCCTTTGCCCCGCATGGCCTGACCGACGTCAATAACGCGATCACAGACAAGCACTATTACGCCGACGACACAATTAACGTTGGTGATACCTACATGTTTGGCAGTGCCCTCATCGAGTGCATAAGCCTATCCACCGAAAGTGTCTGGGAAACAGGCAAAACAAAATCGTATAATTTCAAGTGTATTGAGAGAGGATTCGGTTACTTTATTCCTGCCGACCACGATGTTTTTACTGTAGGCAATGTCCCCTCGGGCCAGCATTTACAGCGTGTATCTATAGGCATTGTCTCCAATAACCGCAAGTGCAACCAAACCGAAATCGGCATCAAGAGTACCGTCTGGAAACGTCTCAACAACTTCGCTAACGTCAACACACAACCTGAGCCAAGTGTCGTTGCAGCCTACGCAGAAAACCAACAATTTTTAAGTCTAGGTAAAGTAAATCGGTACATCACCCGTTATAGTTTTTTCAGAGTTCAAGCGCGTCCGGTAGGCAGTGCGATAACCGCTGCTTGGACCGACATCTCTGCCGGACAGGTTTTTGCCGTGCGGGGTAATTCACCACAACCGCAGTACAACGTGCTGCGTATTCTCCATCCATACGGCGAGTACGAGTTTCGCATTATCCCTGTGCCGGGCAGCACAGTAGTCGGCAACTACATAAACAACCCAGTCCGTCTTCTGTCTGGAACGGGCACCGACATCATTTCAGCCGGAAACGAGTTTTATATTGCCTACTCGGGCGAAGGCATCATTATGTCTGCCGAACTGGCTAGTAACCCCGAGTTTGTCATCGGGGGACGTAGAGCTGTCAGCGGCATCGTTAACGGAATCAGCCCAACCACGGTCGGCGTACTTCCCGTTTTACCCGCACCCACTCTTATCGGGCAGGCTATTGACTACGATTCAATTGCCCGCACCCTTAAGTACGGCGTTTGGGTAAACCAATTAAATCCCAACGATATCCGGGCCGCTTGGGACAGTCAGGATGTTCGATCTTTGCTTTCTGCGGATGGACAGTACCGGCAAGGTGCTCTGTACGGCAACATACCCCCTAAGCTGAGCTGGAAAAACAGCGGCGTAGCGCGTCTCAGTCTTACAAGTCCCGCTTACTACTACGAAGTAGATGCACAGGGACGTTTTGTCGGCGCCGTCTGGAACAACGTTAATGTTAATTCTCAGACCCAACAAGGTTCCGAAGAAGTAGGAACAGCAGTATACCGCCGTGGCACTACATACACCACGGCCCCAGGAACCACCAGCATAATCAACGATCCAACTACCCCACCCCAATATGACCCATACACGGTCGGTTTCTACTTCGGTGTGTGGCAAGTGCGGGGTCAACCCGAATCGTCGCGCCGTGCTTTTTGGAACGGCGTAGAAGTTCCCTTGAATGTCTTGGTTGAAGTTGTCCCAGGTCAGGTTGGACGCTACGTTGTTGGTACTATTCGGGATTACTTCCCTTCAATTAACTGCGACGTCTACACAATTGTTCGCCAAATTCAAACAACAGGTACATCTACTCGTTACTTCTATGACATAGAGCCCGGCGCTTACCAAATCGTTGAAGCCGGTTGGTTTACTTACTACATAGAAAAATACGACCTATCTAGCCTAGAAAATGTTCCGTTTGTTTACCCACCTGCAGATTACACCCCAACAGGAGGTTCCGGCATCGGCCTAGTCATCAATGCCTCCAGCTTCGCCCAAGGCCAGTGGCAATGGTTGCTGCGTGACGGAGGTGCCGGCTACAAACAGGGCGAAGTTGTACAAGTAGCATTCCCCGATGGAACCGTAGTCAATTTAACTCTCGGCGTAACGTCTCAAACTGGCGGAATCATCACCGCCCTAAACCTCAACCCTCTTGACGCTATTGCCGACTACTGGAAATACGATGAAGAACAGACAAGCCATGCGGATTCTCCCGAACACGAGATTGTTTACATAAACGAGCAGGTGCGTCAAACACGAGCGCCCCAGTACGAGGACATGGCGCTTGTGGGGTTGCGGATGCTTGCGGGCCGCGACTGGACAAGCCTGGGACAACTTACGGCATACTGCAAACAAGGCATCACACTGGAACGCTTGATCACCGATGCCGGCGTCTCGACTAGCAGCCTGCGTGCCCCCAGTAACAACTTTGCCGAGATTGCGTACAACCTTCTCGTCGATCCCATTATCGGAGCCGGCCAAAAAATACCCCGTACATCTGTCGATAGAGACTCCATGCAAATTGCGGCTAAGTTCTGCCGTGCCAACGGCTTCACCTGGGACGGCGTACTCGGAGATCGAGTCAACTTGCGCGAGTGGATTTTCCGCCAAGCCGCTTATTGCCTGCTGGATTTCACCATCATCGGCGGCCGTTTCGCCCTGGTACCTTCTGTCCCTTACAACCCCACCACATTTACGATTTCACCAGCGCAAGCTTTGCCTATTTCAGCCCTCTTTACGGATGGCAACATCCGCAACTTAAGTGTCAGCTGGCTCAGCCCCGAAGAGCGCCGCCTGTTCAAGGCCGTGGTGTCCTACCGCCAAGAAGTAGAGAACGGTTTCAGCGCCCAGAAAACAATCCGCGTTCGCCTAGAAGATGCCTACGGCGGTTCAGATAGTGACCCCGAAGAAGCCTTCGACCTCACTGAATTTTGCACCAGTGGTGCCCACGCCGAACTATTTGCAAAACACATCCTGCTGTTGCGCCGCGACGTCGATCACAGCGTCTCCTTCCAGACAACTCCCAGCGCCGCCGCCGCACTGGCACCAGGCGGCTACATCAGACTCTTCAGCGAAGCTACCCACACCAGCCGCTTCAATAACGGCAGCATCGACACAAACGGCAAAATTATATCAACAACTACGCTTGAGGATGGAACATTTAGCATCCTGTACTGGCGTCCAGGCGACACAGAAGTACGCCAAGGCAGTCTGACCGTAACCAGTGGCCAGACCAGCAACAGCGCCCTCTTCAACACCGTCTTCACCTTGGTGCTAACAACTACCGAAAAACGTATCTACAAAATTGAATCTCTATCCCTGGGAGAAGACGGTTTCGTGGATGTAACGGCAACGCACCAGCCGGTAGCGAGCAACGGTGGCCTGGCTACAATTCAATTTGACCCCAGTCAGTTCAGGATCGACAGCTGATGGCCGGAATCGCCTTCCCAGCGTTGATCCCAACGCAGCGCAGCTACAGCCCGGGGGTGTTTCCTGACGTCCTGTTCACGGCCCAAAACGGCGCTGTCACCCGCCTGCGTTACGGCAACCAGCGGACTAACAGCGAACTCACCCTGAGTTTCGAGAACATCAGCGACTTCAATGCCTCCCTGATCCTGGCCCACTACGTCCAGGTGATGGGCGCCGACAACTGGGCAATCTTCACCGCCAGCAACGTCGCCGCTGGAGTTGCCACCAACCTCGTCCCATGGATCACGGAAACAAACAGTGCTCTAGTGTGGAAGTACCAGCAAGCGCCAAACGTAAGTAGCGTTAAACTGGGCCTTAGCACCGTCCAATGCCAGTTTGTCGGTGAACTGCGAGGAACCTGACCGTGCCGAAATTTTATAGCGGAAAAGACGGCAGCTTGTCTCTGCAGGGACAGCAGGTGGCCAAGGTCACCACTTGGAGCCTTTCGGCAACCACCGACGCCCTCGAAACAACCACCTTGGCACAGGTGGCTCGCACGTATACCACCGGCCTGAAAAGTGCCACGGGCAGTTGCACCGTCTTTTATTACGACGACGCCCCCGTTAATCTGCTGGAGCAGGTCAACCAAAGCAGCCCTGGCACGCCGCCTACCTGTCGCTTGAAGCTGCAGTTCGACACCAAATTTTTCGAGTTTGACGCTGTATTAACCAGCGCCAATTTAGCCTGCACGGTGGGTGAAGTTATGCAGGTAGAAATCGGCTTCCAGATGAGCGGCGACTTTGTTGCCCGAGCGCTATGACGGTATTCCTAGGAGTCGCCGGCTACGTCGAACTACGCCGCAGCACAACCCAAGAAATCTTCACCAGTATTGTCAATCCTTCTGATGTAAACACCAGTAAGGATCGCTTCAGTTTTGACTTTCCCTCCGGGATGCTGGTTACAGGCGACAAGATAGAAATAAAAGCAACAGACGGCGGCTTACTTACATTCGTAAACGCAAGCGGCTGGAGCACCAATACTCAACAGACCTCGGGCAACTGGTACGTCAACATCGACGAACTAGGCGGCATCCGTCTTTACAACACTTTCACCGCTTCCGTAAACGGTGACGTAACAAGTCGGATAACCCTGGCAACACCAGACCGTAATATTCCTATCCAAGTGCGGAACGTAGATGCCGGTCTGCGCGTTTTGGGTAGCGTCACATCCTATGAATTTACCAACAGCCGCGAATCCGTCGATGTTACAGAACTTAGCGACGAATTTCGCCAACAGTACAGCAGTCTCATCAGCGGCAGTGGAACGATCGAATGTCTTTTCGATCACCGCAATAAACTAAACACTATCAACAATACGCCTCCTGAACTTGCAAACTACATGCACCAGCTGGTGCTGCGCCAAAAACTAGGCGGCGCATTTTCCGCCAAACTCTATGTAGTTACACCCGGCTGGGGCGACAACGCAGTAAACACTGATCGCCTCTGGTTTGAGTTCGATGGGATCGTCACAAGCGCTGCTATTGCACTGCAGCCGGAGAATGCTGTTCGTTCCCGCTTTGATTTTGTGACAACAGGCGTAATTGCCATGCGAGCTGCCACCGGAGCTATCCCGGGCTACATCACGCAAGAGAACCAGGATTACCTGCTGCTGGAGCAGGATACCAGCGCCAAGCTAGAGCTGGAATACGACTAGACTGCTCGGATAGGAGGCATTTTCATGGCGGACCTACGCATTACAGACCTGCCGCTGCTCGTAGAAGCAGATGTAGCAGCTACCGATGTCCTCCCGATTGCGGACATAAGCGCCAGCGCAACCAAGAAAGTAACGGTCAAGGATCTTACCGAAGCCGCCGTAACTCTGATCGACAACGGCAGCATCCCGTCTGCCAAGCTGGCCTCAATCAGTCCTGCCCTGCTGGGCAATAGCAGCGCCGCCGCGCAATTCATTGCCGGCCCCACCGCAACCACTGGAGCATTCGCCGCCCGCACCATCGCAGCAGGCGACCTTCCGATTGCCACGGTATCTACAGTCGGCGGCGTCTCTGTCAGCACCGGCCTGTCCATTACAGCCGGCGGTGCTCTGTCAATTGCGGCAGCTACATCCGCAACGACTGGCGCAGTCAGCGTCCCCACTGCATCCGGCCTGAGTGTCGATGGCAGCGGTGTACTGTCGCACATCAGCAGCATTGCCGCCCAGACCAAAAACGGAATTACGGTCAACACCACAGGCCACGTCACCGCGATTGGCTCGATCGGTGCTGCTGACCTGCCCATTGCCACCACTACCGACGTCGGCGGCGTATTCATCGGCTCCGGTCTTGCCGTAACTGTCGGCGGCCAGCTCAACCACGCCAGCACCGTCACCGCTGGAACCATTTCCGGCATCACGTTTAACAGCACCGGCCACATCACCGCCGTCACTGCTCTGGCCGGAACCGACTTGCCGACTGCCACTGCATCTACCCTCGGCGCCATCAGTGTTCCCGCTGGTGCCCTGACTGTCAGCGGCGCTGGCGCTCTTACCCACACAAACTCCACAGTCACTCCTGGCCAGTACGCCAAGGTCACTGTCGATGCCTTGGGTCACGTCACGGCCGGCGCCACGCTGGTTGCCGGCGACATTCCCGATCTGTCAGCCGCAAAGATTACAAGCGGAACCCTCTCTGCCTCACTCTTTGGCACCAACAGCATTAGCGGAGTAAAACTTTCCGACAGTTCTACCGTCCTGTTCGGTGGTGCAGGCTCTACCGCAGGTGTCGTCACATTCCCCACCGCAGAGTTCAAAGGACAGTATTTCTTTGACGAATTAAACGGCGACCTCTACATCTGGACCGGCTCAGCCTGGCTGCCCGTAACAATTACCAGTGGAGAACTGGTTTACGGCGGTACTTACAACGCAAACACCAACCTCGTCGGCTCTACAACATCGGCTGGATCCGCCGCTGGGTTGACTACGGGTTCACCGCTGCCCGCTGCCTCTTCAACAAACAAGCAGTATTACTTAGTCGTCTCTACTTCTGGCACGGGTACCGGAAACGCACCTCCGGTAGCACTGGCGCCGCCGGACATGATTCTGTCCAACGGCTCCACTTGGGATTTGATCGACGTATCAAATGCCATTGCCGGTCAGACCGCAAACAACATCAGCTTTACGCCTTACGGCGGCATTGTTGCAACTAACGTCCAGACCGCGCTGCAAGAACTCGACGACGACAAGCTCGCCAAGGCTGGCGGCACCGTCACCGGCAACCTGGAAATCGGCACCGCTGGATCCCTTACTTTCGAGGGCAGCACCGCCGACGCCTACGAAACGCTGCTGACTGTTGTCGATCCAACGGCAGACCGCACCATCACGTTTCCTGACGCTACGGGAACCGTCATCACCACTGGGGACACGGGCACCGTCACCAGCACGATGATCGCCAATGGCACGATCGTCGATGCCGACGTCAATGCCAGCGCCGCCATCGCGGGCAGCAAACTCCAGGCCGCCACCACCAGCAACGCTGGCGCCGTCCAACTCACCGACAGCATCAGCAGCACCAGCACAACTACCGCCGCTACACCCAACAGCGTCAAGACCAGCTACGACCTAGCCAACGCGGCCATGCCAAAAGCCGGGGGCGCTTTCACGGGCGACGTCACGATTAACGCCCAGGGAGACCTCCGTTTTGCGGACAGCGACAGCAGCAACTGGGTCGCCTTCCAAGCACCGGCAACCGTCGCCGCAAACGTAACGTGGACACTACCTGCCACTGACGGTAGCAGCGGCAACGCACTGGTTACCAACGGCTCGGGCACCCTGTCTTGGGCCGCCTCGGGTGACGTGACCCTGACCGGCACCCAGACGCTTACCAACAAAACGCTGACCGACCCAGCGATCATCGGCACGATCCTGGAGGACGTGTTCACCATCACCGATGGAGCAGCGTTTGAGATTGACCCCGGCAACGGCAGCGTCCAGCTCATCACCCTTGGTGCTAGCCGCACCCCCAAAGCCACCAACTTTGCTGCAGGTGAAGCAGTGACCCTGATGGTGGACGATGGAACCGCCTACACGCTCACCTGGACCGACGCCACATTCGGCGGCAGCGGTGTGGTGTGGAAGACTAACGCTGGCGTAGCACCGACATTAAATACGACTGGCTATACAGTGATTACGCTCTGGAAAGTCGGCACCCAGGTGTACGGCGCTCGTGTGGGTGACGCCTGATGTTGAACAGTAAAGCCCTCGCAGCATCCGCCAGCGCCACGCGAACTTACGTCGAGGACGTGTTCAGCACCTGGCTGTACACCGGCAACGGCAGCACACAGACGATCACCAATGGGATCGACTTGGCGGGCAAGGGGGGATTGGTTTGGTTCAAGCAGCGCGATGGCATCTCTGGGCATGAGCTGGTGGACACAGCGCGTGGTGTCAACAAGAAGCTAGACACACGGGTTACAAATGCTGAAACATCCCCAGCTGACCTGACATCGTTTAATAGCAACGGATTCAGCCTCGGTTACAACACGGGCGGAGCCAACTTCAACACTGGTATTTTCGCCTCCTGGACCTTCCGCAAGGCGGCGAAGTTCTTTGACGTGGTGACTTATACGGGGAATGGCACGGCCCGCACGATCTCACACAACCTCGGCGGCGTGCCGGGTTGCATCATCGTTAAGCGGACGGACGCTGCAGCAGATTGGGCTGTGTATCACCGCAGCCTAGGAAACACTGATGTAGCCTTTCTGAGCCAAACATCCGCCGCAATTACTAGCTCGGTTTACTGGAATAACACTACGCCTACGTCAGCCCAATTTACAGTTGGCACGGGAAATCTAGTCAACGCCTCCGGCGGCACCTACGTCGCCTACCTGTTCGCGCACGACACCTCGACAGACGGTCTGATTCAGTGCGGAAGTTATACGGGCAGCGGAACAAGCGGATCGTTTGAAGTGAATCTTGGCTGGGAGCCGCAATGGGTAATGATCAAAGCCGTATCCACCGGAGGTGTTAACTACGACTGGGCAATAGTAGACAACATGCGCGGATTTCTGGCCCCTACCACCGCAGGGCAATCATTGCAGGCAAACACAACCGCGGCAGAGTTTGGCCAATCAGTCGCGTCTATTACGCAGAAAGGATTCACGCCTATAGGGACAAGCGGCGTTTCCAATCAGAACGGCGTTACCTACATCTACATCGCCATCCGCCGTGGGCCGATGAAGACGCCCACCGATGCCACGGCAGTCTTCCAGCCCAAGGTCTACACCGGCACCAACGTCGATAACCGCCTCGTCACCACCGACATCGTGACCGACCTGGTGTGGGCCCGGCAGCGCAATGACGGCACGGTGACGGGCATGGTGGTGGGTGATCGGCTCCGTGGCCAACCATTGTTGACGACAGGAGCAACTGCCGCTGAGGTAGACGACGCCGACTCCTTTGATAAACAGCTTGTTTCTGCTGTGGAATACGGCACAGCATTTAGCTCAATGACAGGCTTTTGGGTCGGCAATGATGCCACCTACGGCCTCAACTTCAACACCACCGCAAGCAACCACGTTGCGCTGGCCTTCCGCCGCGCCCCCGGCTTCTTCGACGTGGTGGCGTATACGGGCACGGGCGTAGTGCGAACGGTGAGTCACAACCTTGGCGTAGTGCCAGAATTAATTATTATTAAATCAAGAAGTGCAAGCCGTTGGTTCGCTTATCATGCTGCAATAGGTGCAACTAACGTTATAGTTCTTGACGATATCGCCGCTTCGGTAAGCGGCTCAACCGTATTTAACAACACAAGCCCCACTGCTTCGGTTTTCACACTAGGAACCAACAGCAACGTTAACGCTAATACAACCAATTACATCGCCTACCTATTCGCCTCTTGCCCCGGCGTCAGCAAGGTCGGCAGCTACACGGGTACCGGCACCACGCTTAACATCGACTGCGGCTTCACGGCAGGCGCCCGTTTCGTGCTGATCAAGCGCACCGACAGCACAGGCGACTGGTACGTCTGGGACACCGCTCGCGGCATCGTCAGCGGCAACGACCCATACCTTCTGCTCAATTCCACCGCTGCTGAAGCAACCGCAACCGACTACATCGACCCGCTGTCATCTGGCTTCCAGATCAGCTCCACTGCCCCTGCCGCCATCAACGCCAACGGTGGCAGCTTCATCTTCCTCGCAATAGCCTGAGCACCATGGAACTCCGTAACCGCACCACCGGAGCTGTCGTCACCGAACAGCAGTTCCGCATGGACAACAGGAACACCTCCTTCCCTGAGGTGCTCACTGCCGAGATCATCGACAGCTTCGGGTATGACCCGGTGCTGGAGGGCCCCCAGCCCACGCTGATCCCGCCGTACCAGTACGCCCAACGCGATGGCGTTGAGCAGGTGAACGGCCAGTGGTTTACCAAGTACATCGCGGTGGAGCCTGATGCTGACGGCAAGGCCCGCATGGATGCTGAGCAGGGCCAGCGTGTCCGCGACACCCGCAACAAGCGCCTAGCTGACTGCGACTGGACCCAACTACCCGACGCCCCCGTTGATGCAACGGTCTGGGCCGTGTATCGTCAGCAACTACGGGACATTACCGACCAACCCGGCTTCCCGTGGACCATCACCTGGCCTGAAGAACCGTAATGGCAGTAAAAGCAAAGGCCGGCCTGTCTGGAACTATCCGTAAAGAGCCGGTCCACCACAAAACGACGCAGGGTTCTGGGCGCGGCAGCCGCCCAAAACCCGGCCGCAAAGCCTATCGCGGCCAAGGACGCTAAACTGCGCGAGTAGCCTACTGCGCCATGATTGAAGTATTAGCCGCCGTAGCTGGCGCATCAATCAGCGTCGCCGCAATGGGCGCAATGGGCTTTAGCAAACGTAACGACGAGGCACGCGACGCCGTAATCCGCCTCACCTCCGCCGTGGAGCACATCGCCACCCAACTGGAAGTCCTCCACACCGACATCAAAGACGACCGCAAAGAAACCTTCCAACGCCTGAACACCGTCGAACAGCGGGTAACCAAACTCGAGTCCCGCCCCTAAATGTCTTCCCTGGTATCCACCCAAGACCTGGGCCAAGGCTTCACCCTCGACCAACTGGAATCCCCCACCGGCCACATCTACTACCGCATCTGCACCAGCGGAACCTGTAGATATGCTGAAGATCACTACATGTGCATGATGTACGCCGAGGCGATGGGCTGGCTACCTCCGCACAAGCAACCTACTGGCTCGTCCACCACCTTATCGCATCCTCCAGGTGGGGCTCCCAAAAATCCTGCTGCCTAAACCACAGCGCCCATTCGCTGGAACTCTTCTTGCTGTTGCAGGAAAAGCAGCAGGCAACCAAGTTGGTGACGACAGTTTCGCCGCCCTTGACCTTGGGACGGACGTGATCGAGCGTGCCCGATTTGCCCAAGGCTTCACGGCAGTAGGCACACTTGTAGTCCCAGCCCTTCAGGATCTGCTCCCTGAACCTAGCTTTGGCCTCTCTTTTCCTTAAGAATCCGTGTTGCTCGTCGATGTAATCCACATCGAGTAGCAGCTGCCCAAACGGTAGCAAGCAAAACAACGCCCTGCTTCCCAAAACCCCTGCAACGGCTACACTTACACAGAGAACCTGGGGCACCCAGTCGTGAGTGAGCGAGCCTTACTAATTAAGTGCATCGTCTCGTTCTACGCCATCGCCGTGGCGGTATTTGCTGCTGACCTAGGTGTCTGCGAAATGCGCCGTCCCGGCACGTGCGATTCTCCCCGAGGACGCCTCGAAGGCGCACTAACTGCCGCACCAGCATCTCTGCTGGCTCTCCTAGTAAAAACTTCTGCATCATGAAACTCTTTCTCGTCGAACTTGGCCGCGCCCTGATGCGCCTGGCACTTGACCGCGCCGTCCGCGAAGGTCTCCCCCGCATCTACAAACGCCTGGACGTCGAACTCCCTGCGCTCCTGATGAATGGGACGCAAGAGCAAGTTAAAACTGAAATCGCCAGTGCCATCGCCGCGACAACGCACAAAGTTCCAGAAAAGTCCCAAGTTGAAGCAGTCATCGGTCTATACAGTCCGGTAAGTGCGGCCATACGCGCCTTCACAAAATGAACGGCCAGCAATCCATCCGACTCCTGGATCTGTGCCGGTTCTACCGGGCACTGCCGCATCAGATGGCGGCCATCCAGGAGCTGGAATCGGCCATCAACAAGGCCAACCCCCACATCCTGAACCGCAACCAGAGCTGGTTCAAAACCTGGAGCCAAAGCGGCAAGATCCTCGAAGCCACCAACGACTGGAACGGCATCACCAAAGCCGCCCGCATCGCAGGCGCCAAATTCCCCGAACTGGTTGCCGCCCAGTGGGCCCTGGAATCCAACTACGGCAAAGCGGTATCCGCCCGCAACAACTTCTTCGGCTTAAAGGGTGAAGGCAACTCAGCCCTAACCCAGGAATTCATCAATAACCAGTGGATCACGATCAGCGACCAGTTCATCAACTTCCCTGACGTCCAGACCTGCATCAACTATCTGGTTGACCGCTGGTACAAAGACTTCAAGACCTACCAAGGCTGCAACAATGCCACCGATCGCAACAAAGCAGCCCAGATGCTGCAGGACCAGGGGTATGCAACCGACCCCAACTACGCAGA